CGATTGCACGGTCACGGGCGAGGGGCCCAGCGGCTGGGCCCGCGCCGCCATTCGCGCGATGGAGCGTTTCGGTGCCGACCGGCTGGTAGCAGAGGTCAATCAGGGTGGCCAGATGGTGCAGGAAGTCATCCGTCAGGTCGACCCGCTGGTCCCCTACAAGGGTGTGCATGCCAGCCGCGGCAAGGTCGCGCGGGCCGAACCTGTCGCCGCGCTGTACGAGCAGGGGAGGGTGAAACATCTGCCCGATCTTGACGGGCTGGAGGACCAGATGTGCCGCATGACCCGGCGCGGTTATGAGGGGGGCGGATCGCCGGACCGCGTCGACGCACTGGTCTGGGCGCTGCATGAACTGATGATCGAACCGGCGGCGAAGTGGCGACAGCCGGGGGTGCGCACATTGTAACGCTGCACCCGGCAAGTAGGGGGCAAAGGGAGGCTGCGGCCTCCCTTTTTTTGTGGGCGATCACAACGGGCCGGCGGGTGTTGCGCGCAGCGTACGCTGTGGTCCGGCAGCATTAAACCTTTGGTGGCAGATTGTTCTCACAGACGACACGGCAGCACGGTTGCCACGGGACATGAGATAGGAGAGCACGGGTGTTTGATTTTCTGAAACGCGGAACGACAGAAGTGGCAGAGGTCAAAGCCTCGGCAACGGGGCGTGTGGTGGGGGTGCAGACCTCTGGCCGCGTGGCATGGAGCCCGCGCGACACTGTTTCGCTGACGCGCACGGGGTTTGCGGGCAATCCGGTCGGTTTTCGTTCGGTCAAGCTGATCGCGGAGGCGGCGGCGGCGCTGCCGCTGGTGTGTCAGGATGCGGTACAGCGCTTTGATGCGCACCCTGTGCTGGGCCTGATGTCGCGCCCCAACGCCGCACAGGGCCGCGCAGAGCTGCTGGAGGCGCTCTATGCCCAGCTGTTGTTGTCGGGCGACGGCTACCTTGAGGCCGTGGGGGGCGAGGGCGGCGTGCCGCTGGAGCTGCATGTCCTGCGCTCCGACCGGATGTCGGTCGTGCCGGGGGCAGATGGCTGGCCTGTGGCCTATGAATACGCGGTCAGCGGGCGCAAGCACCGGTTTGATGCCAGTACCGCCACGCCGATCTGCCACGTCCGCAATTTCCACCCGCAGGACGATCATTATGGTTTCAGCCCGATGCAGGCGGCGGCCACGGCTGTGGATGTCCACAACTCTGCCTCGCGGTGGAGTAAGGCGCTGCTGGACAACGCCGCACGCCCCTCGGGCGCGATCATCTACAAGGGGGCAGACGGTCAGGGCGCGATGAGCAATGACCAGTACGAACGTCTGGTCGCCGAGATGGAGAGCCACCACCAGGGCGCGCGCAACGCGGGCCGCCCGATGCTGTTGGAAGGGGGACTGGACTGGAAACCGATGGGGTTCTCCCCCTCCGACATGGAATTCCAGAAAACCAAAGAGGCCGCCGCGCGCGAGATCGCACTGGCCTTTGGTGTGCCGCCAATGCTGATCGGGGTGCAGGGCGATGCGACCTATGCCAACTACCAAGAGGCGCACCGCGCGTTCTATCGCCTGACGGTGCTGCCGCTGGCGACACGGGTGACGGCAGTGCTGGCGCATTGGTTGTCGGGCTTTACCGGCGAGGACGTCGTGCTGAAGCCCGATCTGGATCAGGTGCCCGCGCTGAGTGCGGAACGCGACGCGCAATGGGCGCGCGTGGCGGGGGCAAGCTTCCTCACCGATGCGGAAAAGCGCGGCCTGCTGGGTCTGCCTGTGGTGGCCGCAGATGAGTGATTTACCAGTGGAGCGGTTTCAATGCGCGCCCGGCATGCGCCTGCAAGCCCATGAACAAGTGAGCGCCATCCATTTCGAAAATCTGGCCAAACGGCTCGACCGGATCGACGCGATGATGGAGCGGCTGGAACGGCGGCTGTGGCTGACAGTCTACGGCGTGGCGGCGGTGATCATCGCCCAGGCGGTCCAGTCCTTTCTGGTGGTGGTGCCTGCGGGATAAAATAAAGGAATATCAGATGGATACGAATGAAAACGACTTCGCGACTGGTGCGGAGAACGGCAGCGGCTTGCCGCAACTCGAACGCAAGTTCATGCAATTCGACGCAGTGGCGCAGGTCGAGGACGGTGTCGAGATCAAGGGCTACGCCAGCTTTTTCGGCGATGTGGATCAGGGCAACGACGTGGTCGAGAAGGGCGCCTATGCCGCCAGCCTCAAGGCGCTAGAGGCGGCAAAGCGCAGCGTCAAGATGCTGTGGCAGCACGATCCGGCCCAACCGATCGGTGTCTGGGACGAGGTGCGCGAGGACACGCGCGGCTTGTTCGTCAAGGGCCGTATTCTCAACTCCGTCGCGCGGGGCCGCGAGGCGATCGCCCTGATCGAGGCAGGCGCAATTGACGGGCTGAGCATTGGTTACCGCACCGTCAAAGCAAGCAAAAACACCAAGGGCCAACGGCTTTTGCAGGAACTGGAGCTTTGGGAGGTGTCGCTGGTGACCTTCCCGATGCTGCCCGGTGCGCGGGTGGGGGCAAAAGCGGGGGATTCCCCTCTGCTGGACGGCGTCCTGCGCGAGATGGCGGAGGTTTTCGATACGGCATCTGCCGCGATCACCTCTGCGCCCAAGAAACCATAAGGGGACCGCAAGATGAGCGATACCGACCAAGACGCCGCAGGCCTTACCCCTGCGGAGGACGTGCGGCGGGCTGTCACAGGCTTTGTCACACAATTCAAGGGCCTACAGGCCGACATCGAGACCAAACTTCAACAAACAGAAGAGCGAATGACCATGCTGGACCGTAAGACAATCACTGCTGCACGCACCCCTCTGGCCGGTGCCACCGACGCGGGCGCACCGCACCAGAAAGCCTTTAACGCCTATGTGCGTTCGGGGGATGACGATGGGCTGCGCGGGCTTGAGCTGGAGGGCAAGGCACTGTCCACTGCCGTGAATTCCGATGGGGGTTACCTCGTTGATCCGCAGACCTCCGACATCGTGAAATCCGTGCTCAACACCACGGCGTCGATCCGTGCCATCGCCTCTGTCGTTAACGTTGAGGCGACCTCCTATGACGTGCTGGTCGATCATTCCGACGTCGGCGCCGGCTGGGCGACCGAGACATCGACCGTCACCGAGGGCGACACCCCCCAGATCGACCGCATCACCGTGCAATTGCACGAGTTGAGCGCGCTGCCCAAAGCGTCCCAGCGCCTGCTGGACGACGCGGCATTCGACATCGAGGGCTGGCTGGCTGGTCGCATCGCGGATAAATTCGCCCGCGCCGAAGCAGGGGCCTTTATCAACGGGGACGGCGTGGACAAGCCAAAGGGCTTTCTGGCGCATGCATCGGTCGATAACGATGTCTGGGCCTGGGGCAATCTGGGCTATGTGCCGACAGGGGCTGCGGGTGAAGTCACCCCCGATGCCATCGTCGATGTCGTCTATGCACTAGGCGCGCAATACCGTGCCAATGCCAGCTTTGTGATGAACTCCAAAACGGCCGGTCTGGTGCGCAAGCTCAAGGACATGGACGGGCGTTTCTTGTGGTCTGACGGTCTGGCCGCGGGGGAGCCTGCACGCCTGATGGGCTATCCTGTGCTGATTGCCGAGGACATGCCGGACGCAGCCGCCGACGAGATGGCGATGGCGTTCGGGGATTTCAACGCGGGCTACACCATCGCGGAGCGTCCCGACCTGCGCATCCTGCGTGACCCGTTCAGCGCCAAACCGCACGTCCTGTTCTATGCGACAAAGCGTGTGGGCGGCGACGTGAGCGATTTCGCCGCCATCAAGCTTCTGAAATTCGGCACGGCCTAACGGCAGGTGTCGATACCGGAGCGGGGTTTCCCGCTCCGGTCCGGGCGCGCGCCCTGACCATCCCCCCTGCGTTGTCTAGCTGCTCCCCTCCGACCGAGCAACGCAGGGGTGGGGTGCGCGTCTGGAATGGGGGGAACCGGTCTGCCGCTGCGGGCCTATTTAGGAAGTTGAGAGAGGCTTTGGGATGTTGATCGAAGAAACAAATGTGCCGGAAACGGCCCTGCCGGTTGCAGTATTCAAGGCGCATCTGCGTCTGGGCACAGGGTTCAGCGAAGCATCGCTGCAAGACGCAGTGCTGGCAGGGTTCTTGCGCGCGGCAATGGCCGCAATCGAGGCGCGTACCGGCAAGGCGCTGATCGAGCGTGAATTCACGCTGGCGGTGAGCGAGTTGCCCAACCCGGCCGGCCTGTCGCTGACGGTGGCACCGGTGACAGTGGTGGCGGATGTGCAGCGCGTCTCGCGTAGCGGGGTGGCGCAGATTGTCCCTCAGGATGTGTACTGGCTTGAACGCGATGGCCACCGCCCGCGTCTGCGTGCCACTGCGGCCTGTCTGCCCGCACCCGAGACGGGCGGCGAGATCCGCGTGCGGTTTTTGGCAGGCTATGGCCCCGAGTGGGACGATGTGCCCGCCGACATGCAGCAGGCGGTGCTGATGCTGGCCGCACATTATTACGAGTACCGCCATGATACGGCGCTGGCGGGGGGCTGCATGCCCTTTGGCGTCACCTCCCTGATCGAGCGGTTCCGCAGTTTGCGCCTGGGCCGCAGCGGGGTGCAGGCATGATCGCCCCGCATCTGTGTCGCCAGCTGGTACTTGAGGCCCCCGACAAGTTGGGTGACGGGGCGGGTGGTTTCGTGCAGGGCTGGGTGCCGCTGGGCATTGTCTGGGCGCAGGTCACAGCGCGCAGCGGAGGCGAGACGGCCCGCACCGGTGCCCCCGTCACCCGCGCGGCCTACCGGATTGTGGTGCGCGGTGCGCCGCTCGGCCACAGTCAGCGCCCCGCCGCCCAGCAACGCTTTCGTGAGGGCGACAGGATTTTCACCATCGAAGCCGTGACAGAGGCAGATCCGAACGGGCGCTACCTGCTGTGCGAAGCGCGAGAGGAGCAGGTGGTATGAGCTATGCAATTTCAGGCGCGCTCCAGACTGCGGTCTATGACGCGTTGGGCGCGGATGCGGCGCTGCACCTTCAGGTGGGGCCTGCGGTCTATGACGCGGTGCCGACCGGCGCTGTGCCCGATCTCTATGTCCGGCTGGGTAGCGAGACGGTGCGCGAGGCCTCGGACTTTACGGGCAGCGGGGCTGTGCACTTCCTCACGGTTTCCGTGATCACGACCCAGCCCGGTTTCGCAGGCGCCAAGGCCGCCGCCGCCGCCGTGAGTGACGCGCTCCATGATGCTGACCTGGCGTTGTCGCGCGGGCATCTCGTCTCGCTCCGCTTCGAGCGGGCGACAGCGCGGCGCATCGAGGGGGCCAGTGCGCGCCAGATTGACCTGCGCTTTCGCGCGCGGGTGCAGGACGACTAATTCTCAACGCCCATGCGGGCACACCACAGGAGTAGACAAAATGGCTGTTCAAGCAGGCAGAGACCTTTTGATTAAAGTAGACATGAGCACGGACGGGAATTTTGAAACCATCGCGGGCCTGCGCGCCACGCGCGTCAGCTTCAACGCCGAGGCCGTGGATGTGACGACGCTGGACAGCGTGGGTGGCTGGCGCGAACTGCTGGCGGGGGCGGGGGTCCGCTCTGCCGCGATCAGCGGGTCGGGCGTGTTCCGCGACGCCGCCACGGACGAGCGCGCGCGCCAGTTGCTCTTTGACGGGCTGACGCCGGATTTCCAGATCGTGATTCCCGAATTCGGCAGCGTGCAAGGCGCTTTTCAGGTGACCTCGCTCGAATACGCGGGCCAGCTCAACGGGGAGGCGACCTACGAGATGTCGCTGGCCTCGGCAGGAGAGCTGACCTTTGTGCCCTACGTCGATCCGGTGGCCTAGGTCATGGAAAATCGGTGGAGGGGAGAAGTGGTGCTGGTTGTCGAGGGCCGGCACCACAAAATGAAACTCACGCTGGGCACGCTGGCCGAGCTTGAGGAGGATCTGGCGGAGCCGTCGCTGATGGCGCTGGTCCAGCGGTTCGAGAGCGGCGCCTACAGTACCCGCGATGTTCTGGCGTTGCTGTGTGCGGGGCTGCGCGGCGGCGGGACCGTCATGGACCCTGATGCATTGGGTCGTGCCGAGATCGAGGGCGGTCCGATGCGCGCAGCGCAGGCCGCTGCCGAACTGCTGGCGCGGGCCTTTGTGGTGGGCCAGTGACTGAAACGCGAAGGAACGGCGAGCGAGGGACTGAGCAGCCAATGGATGCGGCGGTACCTGCACGGTTCGACTGGCCTGCGTTGATGCGTGCGGGGCTGCACGGGCTGGGGCTGGCACCTGATGCCTTTTGGGCGCTCACCCCCGCCGAGCTTCAGCTGATGCTGGGCGCGGACCCTGCCAGGACCCCGCTGCTGAGCGATGGACTGGCTGCCCTCATGGCGGCCTATCCCGACAAGAAAAAGGATCATGAAGATGAGAGATGATGACGGTTTCGACGACCTGTCGACGGATGCCCAGACGCTGAACCAGACCTTGGGACAGACCAGCGTTCTGGTGACGGGTTTCGACAGTGAGCTGCGCCGGATGAGCACCTCGCTCGCCGCGACGGGCAAGGACGTTGCCACGCTGGAGCGCGGTCTGAGCCGCGGCTTGCGCAAGGCATTTGACGGCGTGGTGTTTGACGGGATGAAGCTGTCGGACGCCCTCGCCACGGTGGCGCAATCCATGTCCAGCAGCGCCTATAACGCGGCCATCAAACCGGTGAGCGATCATTTCGGCGGGCTGCTGAGCCAGGGTGTGTCGGGTTTGGTGCAGGGCATCCTGCCCTTTGCCAATGGCGCGCCGTTCAGCTCGGGGCGGGTGATGCCCTTTGCCGATGGTGGCGTAGTCACACAGGCCACGCATTTCGGCATGCGCGGCGGCACCGGCGTAATGGGCGAGGCAGGACCAGAGGCGATCATGCCACTGGCGCGGGGGCCCGACGGCAAGCTGGGCGTGCGCGCAGGCGGCAGTGGGGGCGGTGCCCCCACGGTGGTGATGAATATCACAACACCGGACGTCGCGGGCTTTCAGCGGTCGCGCGGACAGATCGCCGCACAGATGGGCCGCGCCTTGGGCGCAGGTCAGAAAAACCGGTAACACAGCGGAGAGCGCAATGAACTTTCACGAAGTACAATTCCCGCCGATCCTGAGCTTTGGCGCATTGGGCGGGCCGCAGCGGCGGGTCGATGTCGTCACGCTTGCCAATGGTTTCGAGGAACGCAATACGCCCTGGGCCCATTCGCGCCGCGTCTATGATGCGGGTGTCGGGCTGCGGTCGCTGGATGACATCGAGGCGGTGATCGCCTTTTACGAGGCGCGTTTCGGCCAGATGTTCGGCTTCCGCTGGAAGGACTGGTCGGACTTCAAATCCTGCAAGCCCTCGGGCGACATTGCGCAGGGGGACCAGCAGATTGCCCTTGGCGATGGCACGACAACCCAGTTCCAGATCACCAAGACCTACCGCTCGGGCGGGCACAGCTATGCGCGGCCTATCAAGAAACCGGTCGCGGGCACGGTACTGGTCGCCGTTGAGCAGGACGACAAGATCGAGGGCGTAGACTACACCGTCGAGGCGACGAGCGGCCTGATTACTTTTGCCAATCCGCCCGATCCCGATACACGCGTGTTTGCGGGCTATGAGTTCGATGTGCCCGTGCGCTTTGACAGCGACAGCCTGCTGACCAACATGGCGACGTTTCAGGCAGGTCAGGTCCCCGATGTGCCCGTCCGCGAGGTGCTGCTATGAGCACGGATTTCAACGCAGGTCTTGCCGCGCATCTGGCAGCAGGGGTGACCACCGTGTGCCACGCCTGGGCCATCACGCGGCGCGACGGCAAGGTGTTCGCCTTTACCGATCACGACGGTCCGCTGGCCTTTGCCGGCTACGAATTTCGTGCCGATACCGGCCTGAGCGCGCTGGCGCTGGCGCAGACCACAGGGCTGTCGGTTGACAACTCCGAGGCACTGGGCGCGCTGTCGGATGCTTCCCTGCGCGAGGACGAGATCGAGCAGGGCCGTTTCGATGATGCCGAGGTGCGCGGCTGGCTAGTCAACTGGGCCGACACGGCGCAGCACTGGCTGAATTTTCGCGGCACCTTGGGCGAA